AACAAATTTACACGCGTTACAATGATGCGGTTCGAACGTTTAAAGCGATTCAACGATATATTTGTGACAATCAATCAACGTATTTGGAATATAACGGTGTTGGAAAACGATTCGTATATTGGATATGATTTCAGACGTTGCTAATATTATTGAAGGCATTGTTGATCAAATGAACAACACCATTGAAGGGAAATTCAACCCTGGAGATGGGAAAACCTATTTTTGCAAAACAAAATGGGCGCGCGTTGGGAAACCGATTTTCGATGAATTAGATAATGAATATTTAATCACTGAAGTTGTTTTGGATGATTACATTGTCGCAACGCCGGTTGGCCATGCAAATGATTTGGACGGATTGTGTTCATTGGTGAAACCATTTTGGATCACCGGAACGCGATTGGCCGCAAATCGTGAATGGACAATCGCATCAAACAATTTAATGGATAAATTGCCATTGATTTGGATGTTGGAATTAATGAGTGAAACGATTTATGGAAGGGGTTCGACATTGGAACGCGACATGGAGCTACAATTGTTCTTTTTGGATGAAACAGATCCGGCGCAATATTACACGGCCGAACACCGGAAACAAGTTGTTGAACCGATGCAACAATTGATGATTGAATTCATTGAAACAATAAACAGATTGAAAGAATTCAAAACCGTTGAGGATTACAGAATTAGAACGTTTTCACGTTTTGGAACGGAATCCGAACAAGGAGTTTTGGAAAATATTTTGGATGCGAATTTGTCCGGTTTAAGATTGGATTTGACGTTATCCAAGTACAAAGAAAATTGTAAATGTTAAATTTAAAAAATTAAAAAAATGATAGGATGTGATTGCAATGCCGGATTATCAAACACCGGCCGCCCGAACTGCGTACCGGTTCACGGCGTAACATCAAGTTTGATTTTGGTTCCATTGTTTGCGAATGATGGAACGCGTAATGGGATAGATTTATCGGCACCATTGCCATCGTTTAGTGGATTAGTAAATGAAGCGGATGCATCAAAAAGATGGTTCCCATTGCCTTCATTTGAAAATGTTGAATTGCCAAAAGCCGATTCGTTATTTGAGGAAGCGAATAGCGGCCGAATGGCGTTTCTACGTCAAGGGAAAAGAAGTTTTTCTGGTGAACTTTGGGCGGAAGATTCAACACCAACATTTTTGGGAAAACTACAAAAATCACGTTGTGTTGATTTCGGAATCTACATTGTTGATGTGAATGGAAATCTAATTGGAGCGAAAGAAAGCGGATATTTATATCCAATTCCGGTTGATAATGCTTCATGGGATCCACGTTTCATGTTCGCAACAGATTCAACGGTTCAAAAAATCATGTTAGGATTTGATTTTGACAGATTATTCGATGAATCACTAATGTACATGATCACCGTTGCGGAAGCCGGATTGGATTTCACTACATTAGAAGGATTGAAAGATGTGAACATATTGAATGCGGTTGGTTCAGAGGGTTCAGATACGATTGTTTATGAACTTAAATTGGACTATGGAACGGCATTGAATCCAATAATTGTTCAAGGTTTATTGGCGGCTGATTTCATTTATCAAAATGAAACTACTGCGGCAACATTGACACCATTATCGGTTGTTGAAGGTCCGAACGGAACATATACTGCAACGTTCACGAACCTCGACATCAATTTGAATGATGTTGTGAACATCGCGATTGACAAAGCCGGGTTCATTGGAAATGCTGATGTAACTATTGGTGCATAATTAAACTAAAAAAAAGACATGGGATATATTAAGATAAAAAACGTTGAATTAAACGTTGAAGCGTTGAAATCGGTGACAAAGGATGAAGCCATTGAAATATTCAAAAACATCAATCCAAACATTGTGATTGAAGCATGGAAGGCCGTGAATCCGGAAGAAAAACCGAAACGAAAACGGAAATCCCGGTCCAAAATTAGTTGATGCGATAAAAGTTGAAAAGGGGGATGATTAATTTCATCCCTTTTTTTTTGTAAATTTGTAGAAATTGAATTGAAACCATGATTGGAAACACACCGATTGAACAACAATTGCGATTGGCTACAAAGTTAGATGATGCAAAAACGTGGTTTGACGTGCATACCAATGACATCAAAAATTTGATTTTGGAGTTAATCCGGCAAAAACAATTGTGGGAAAAGGGTGTTGACAAATTCAATGAAATTATTGGTTTATATTCACCGGCTACGCAAAGTATTAACCCGGAAAAGGTGGCCGGAACACATTTCACGTTGAAAGATTCCGGATATTTTTACCGGTCCATGTTCATCACGGTGTTGAAAGATTCAATTTTGATTGAAGCGGATGCAAAGGATATGGAAGGCCAAAGATGGTGGAAAGAACAAAACATTTTAGGATTAACAGAACAAAACATGAACATTTATGTGGAAAATCTTCGCGCGAAATATATCAAATACACGCGTTTCATTTTGGGAATCAATTGATGAAATGCCGTTGTTTGATTGGCGCAAATGTATGGATGGAAACATTGAATTTGTAAACAAAGAACAAAAGGAACATGAAGGAAATGAACAACAATGGATAAAACTACATGATGAATATTTGGAACGGTTCGGAATTGGCGAAAAGTTTGAAAAGTATTTAAAGTTGTTGAAACAAAAAGCGGTGTTGGAATGTGATTTTGTGTTGACAAATGAACGTTTCAAGTTGACCGAGATTGATATAATGAAAACAAAAATTGATGCATTGCAAATGAATTTTGGCAATGGTCAAACAATAGAACAATCCTTGATCCATTTATCTAAGTGGTTGGGATATGGATTGAAGGTGAAGGAAATAACGGTGGTTGAATTTTACACAATTGTGAACGAATATGGCAAGTGGGCAGATAAAAAGGAGTGAAATAGCGGAATCGGATTTATATAAAGAGATTCGAGATTCAGCACAAAAAACAATCCAACAATTGGATTTGTTAAATAAAGAATTGCGAGAAAGTGCGCAAATCATCAAATCGGAGTTGGCAACCGGATTGGAAAAAACCACGGCATCCATCAACAAATACACGCAAGCAAGCAAGAAAGCCGAAACCACGATGAAAACATCCATCAAGGTGGACCAAGAAAAGGCGCGTTTGATGAAAGAACAAGCAAAGGCGGAACAAGAGTTGGAAAAAATCAATCAACAAAAGGAACGCACGAAGCAACAACAATTAAGAACGGCACAACAACAAAACCGGGAATCCGAGCGGCAAGCAAAATTGGCGGAAAAAAATGCTAAGGCGGCAAAGGATGAAAGCGATGCATACAAACAATTGGTGAAGGCCACGCGCGACCAGAAAAACGAATCGAAACGTTTGGGCGCGGAAATGCTCAAATTGGAACAATCCGGGCGTAAAAACACCAAGGAATATCGCAATTTAGAACAACAATATAGAAAGGTAACAACGGCGGCCCAAAATGGTGATCGTCAATTGAAAAAATTGGACAAAACGGTTGGTGACAATTTTCGGAATGTTGGAAATTATCGTTCGGCATTGGGAAAATTATCCGGTGCATTGTCATCATTGGGATTGGCGTTTGGTTCGGCAATGATTATTCGAAACGTGTTCAATGTTGTGAAGGATTTCGATCAAGCACAAGCGAATTTGGCATCGGTGTTGGGTGTTTCACGAAATGAAATGTCGGAGTTGACGGAAACAGCGTTGGAATTGGGCCGAACAACAAAATTTACGGCGGCCCAAATTAGCGAATTACAGTTGGAATTTGCGAAATTGGGCTTCAGCCAAGATGATATTAACAATGTGACCGATGCGACATTGCAATTGGCAGCGGCATCCGGAACCGATTTGAGTGAAGCGGCGGCGGTTGTTGGTGCGAATGTTCGCGCGTTTGGTTTATCGACATTAGAAACGCAACGTGTTGTTGATGTTATGGCCAAATCGTTTACATCATCATCATTGGACATGGCAAAGTTTTCCACGGCGTTGGCAATTGTAGCACCGGTTGCAAAATCGGCCGGGCGTTCGATTGAAGAGACAACCGCAATGATTGGAACATTGACCGATCGCGGTATTGATGCAAGTACGGCCGGGACCGGATTGCGAAACATATTTTTGGAGTTGGCAAAATCGGGAATGACCTTCGATGAAGCAATGAATTTGATTCAAACGTCAACGGATAAAAACGCAACATCATTAGAATTGTTTGGAAAACGCGGTGCGGTAATCGGAACAATATTGGCGGAATCCGGTGATTCGGTTGCCGCATTGACTGAAAAATTGAATGATGCCGGCGGTGCTGCTCAAAAAATGGCTGATGAACAATTAAACACATTGGGCGGTGCGTTG